CAAATGGTACGATTGTCAACCCACATCCACAAAGAAAAAGAAAGAAAGGACTTGCTGCTAGTGTCTCAACAAGATGAAAAATCATCTTCCCCTCCAGTTCTTGTATTCATAATACATGTATTGGTCCACTTCGTCAAGTCCTTGTAAAGGAGCAGTAACATCCCAAGTGGACCATTCAATACAAAACTGTTTAATATGTATATCATTAGCAGCAGACCTTACTCCAAGCATTCTAGAAAATGCAGACATTGCAAAATTATATCTTTGCTTAATGCGCGGTTCCATTTCCCTTATAGTCTTCGGAATCATAGTACCCTCCTCGTGTTCCGAAATACAGTGTAGTCAGTACAAAAGGAATAGCAACAAAAATAAGTGCTTTACCTAACATGATGTCCTCCAAACATATAACGCATACCATTCAAGATTTTTGCTCCGAATGATCCAAGATTGCGTGAGTTAAATCTTTCAAATAGTGCTGCAGTAATAACAGGAGCGGGAACCCCCAGGTCCACAGCGGCAGAAACAGTCCAACGACCCTCACCGCTGTCGGATACGCCTCCAGAGAACTGTTTAAGGCTACCATCCCTGCGTAGCACATCAGCAGTAAGATCGAGTAACCAACTACCAACCACGCTACCACGACGCCATAACTCAGCAACCTCAGCAACGTCAATGTCATAGCAATAGGATTCTGGGTCTGCCATAGGGGCAACCTCTGCATCTCCTTCTCTGACATACTGAGCACCTGCGTTAGCGTTCTTGATGATGTTAAATCCTTCTGCATATGCTTGCATCATCCCATACTCAATACCATTATGCACCATCTTCACAAAATGTCCCGCTCCAGGACCACCACAATGCAACCAACCAAATTCGGCAGAAGTTACATCCGAGTCAAATTGAGTCCTTGGGGCAGCGATTATTCCTGGAGCGAGAGCATCAAAAATCTTTGCACAAGTGGCGACTGCAGTATTTCCACCCCCAACCATAAGACAGTATCCACGATCCAAACCATAAACACCACCGCTAGTACCACAATCAATATATTGGATACCCAATTTTGCAAGACGTTCTGCTCTTTTTCTACTGTCTTTAAAATTGCTATTGCCATGATCAATAATAATATCACCTTCACTACAATATCGTAGTAACTCATTGATGGTCTCCTCTACAGTTTCTGCAGGTACAACCATCTGAAAGATTCCTGGTTGTGTTCCTCCATTAATTTTATGTTTAACTACTTTAACAAGATTTCCAATGTCAGTTGTAATACCATTAACAAATCCTTTTTCAAATGCTTCGTTTGCTTTTTCATAATTCCTTCTATATCCCCAAACTTCTATACCTGCTTTCATCATACGGCGAGACATACCTTCGCCCATTCTTCCCAAACCGATTAATCCTACTTTCATAAAACCTCTGGATATGCGTGTGTAAGTCCCCAATGTATAAAAAGACCAATGGAGGAAAAAAGAAGAATTGCTGATATTATTGTTCTAATCATCTTCTTCATCCTCGTAAGTAGATGGTTCTTCAAAGAGTTCATTCATTTTCTGCTGGAGAACTCTTTGATTTAATTTTTGTAAATCTTCTTCTGTAATTGTTGCCATTAGTTCAAAGTAATCTTGAGAAATGGGAGTAAAGGTGGAATAACCCCAACTAATCTTAAAAGTCCCTCAGCAAATAAAGCAAGAACCACCCAACCGACGCACATACTAATGATAGAAGCATTACGGTTGTGTCGTCGTATTGCTGCATCAATCATCTCCTGAACTTCAGAACGTGTAATGAATTCTTCTTGTTCGTGCATCATTTTTCATCGCCAAGAAATTTTGCAAGAGGGTCTCTTCGTGTTTTTACGATTTCAACTGCTCTTTTGTAGAACATATTATCTGTGTTCCCAGAAGATTCAAAAGTTGCTTTGATCTTCACCCAATTATCGTAGGTGTGTTGATCCATCGGTTCGTCCCCGTGATACTACTATATAATAATCACAGGTATTTCACAGTCAACTTTTTGTGTTCATATCGTAACACTATTGAAGAAATTGTTAAATTTGTAACTTAACTTAAAACGGAAGCGGTAGGATTTGAACCCACGAACGCTATTAACGTTGGTTGTTTTCAAGACAACTGCCATAAACCACTCGGCCACGCTTCCAGTAGGAGATTTAGCGAATCTCAAAATCCAAACGACGAACTTTGCGTTGTCTACGTGCTTCCTGCCAAGCAATATCTTGAGAGGTTAACACGTTTGTTTTTGAATTTTCTTTTAAAGAGTTTAGCATAATAATGCGAGATAAGTCAAGTGCTGAAATCTTATCTCCACGAATTGTTGCCATATTAGGACACCCACAAGTAACTGTTTTTGATGGGTGTCCTGTTATTTCTTTATTGCAATCTTTGCATCTTATTGATAACATTGTTCTTCATTCCTATCATTTCGAAAATGATCTTAACATCCAGATAAATTTACCATGCTCTTCGTTTAAATCGTCAACAAGATTTGTAGTTCCTCTTGACTTTTGATTTTCTGCTTCTTCAGCAATTTGGTTTAAAAGTTCTATAATTTTTTTATGACCTTCCAAAAGATCGTTTACCATACCCATAATATCTAGTCCACTATTTGCTTCATCAATATGAGAAACTTCTGTAATTCTTGAAAGTGTAGGAACTGGCTTAATATTCAAGTATCTCATATGTTCAGTAAGACGATCTATTTGATCGGACATTTTTTCATAATGCTTACCAAACAATTTATGATACTCATAAAAATCTTCACCAACTACATTCCAATGATACAGCCAAGTCTTTTGGAAAAGTACGAAAAGACTTGCTTGAGTATCAGAAAGTAATTTATATAGTGTTTCCATTATACTCTTTTTATTTTTATTTATCAAGTGGGCGATACTGGATTCGAACCAGTGACCATCTCCGTGTAAAGGAGGCACTCTACCGCTGAGTTAATCGCCCATTGTCCTCTGTCTAGGAATCGAACCCAGTATCCAAGTGCGTTGTCTGCCTGTCCTTACCAATAGACTACCAGAGGATGTGGTAGGCGTTGGAGACTTTACCTATGTCTCCACTCTTGACATTCACTCAGACACAGAATACTAGGACTGAGGAGAGGTTTTGGCACCTACGAGCGAGGGTGATCAAGTCCCCGACCTAAGCGAACTTAGGATTTAGAGTGGTCTCCAATAGCCGTTCTTATCTCCCATAAGGAAGATGTAGGTATCGAACCTACAAAGGACAGTCCCTAAAGGAACTACTGGGAGTTCCACCCAGAACCACTTTTATTTAATCTTTTTCTAACAGCATTATCACTAACTCCAAACATTCTACCAGTAGCGGAATAACCATTTTCAAGAACCAGTTTTTGTAGTTCTTGATTGCTAGGCCATTCAGCAACTTCTCTACTTTTACGAGAACATTTTACTGAACAAAATATTTGAGTTATAGTTGTTAGTTTCCCACACTCTTTACAAGGGTGTTTTGGTTTTTCTGGTAAAGGTTTGTCAGAAAAACTTTCATCAAATTTTAGCACATTATCTGGAATTTTAGAAACACCAGAATGTACTTCACGATGGCAATTTGAGCATAAACAAACACACTTTCTAAGTTCTTCAACAAATACTTGTCTGTTTGCTACAGATGCTGATGGAGTGAAATCTTTTTGGTTAGGATCTATGTGATGAAACTCCAATGCTTCAACACATTTATCATAACCACAAATACCACACTTGCCACCAAATGCTTCAACTGCCCATCTTTTTCTTCTTTGACGAAACTGAACAACTGCTTTACTAGACACTCTAACCTCCAACTACATTATTATTTATAATATTTTAGAGGTTAGAACTCCCATCGTAGGTACTGCCCCTACCAATCTCTGATTAACAGTCAGGCCCGTTCGCTTGCTCGGTCGATGGGAATAAGAACCTTAAGGTTCAGAGCGGAGTATCGGAATCGAACCGACGACATCTAACTTGGAAGGATAGCGTTCTACCGCTGAACTAACTCCGCTTATAAGACAATCATAAACTATTTTAGTTTGATTGTCAAGTGTCGATGAAAGGACTTGAACCTTCACAGATTAATCTACTGGAACCTAAACCCAGCGCGTCTACCAATTCCGCCACATCGACTAGATGGAGTAAGCGTAATATACCTCATAAGGATATAACAGAGGCTTACCCTCTATCACTTTTATATATGGAGATAAACTCCAACAGGCAAGGAGGGACTCGAACCCCCAATCGACATCTTAGAAGGATGCTGCATTATCCATTATGCTACTTGCCCAAGAGACCTCCAGGTTTGTGCATCGTTGAGAGGCATAGGAGGGGAGAGACTTACACAAGGTTTGGACCCCTGTTGCTCATGAAACAATCATACCAGACTTAGATTTGATTGTCAAGTGATCTCTCAACCACCTTTTAATAATACACTGATTCAGAATCTTTGTCTACTTACTTAGGTCAGTTGTAGAACTGTCTAAGCATCCATCCATCCAAGGTGAACAGAGTCTCATTTCTCCTCCAAGTTTCTTACACTCTTCAGTATAACACTTAGAAGTATCTAGAGCCTTCTCTATCAACCGCGGCAAAGGTACTCTAGGTGGATTTGAGTCTCTTGTCAAGCGTTCATATTCTGCAATCGCTC